CTTGAATGTCATCATTAAGTTTTTGTATTTTATAGTATATCTCCTCCATTATAATATTTGTTGTAAGTTATCAAAAACGTCTATTGTAACGTCCTCTAAATAAATATCTACGTTCTCCATTTTTTTTTGTTTATTTTTTTACACGACCACAAAGTACTTGTAGCTCAGTCACTACTGTTGAACCTTTAGGTATACGTTTGTTATTGTGAAATATAATGTCGTTTGTGGTTACCTCAGTCTTACGACCCGTGTAACCCATAACGTCTCTGTCCTTGTCTTGTGTGTTTACTGACCCCATGTACTTACCGTTGAGGTAGTAGTCCTTAAAGTAACCGTAGGTCTTAAATAAAGTTTGTTGTGTTGTCATTTTAATATTGTTTTAAGTTGTTATACTACAAATATAATAAAAAAAATATTAACCGTCAAACTGCAGGGCATAAAAAAAGGTAAGTTTTTTACTTACCCCTTTTTGTTATAAATCTAACAACTTGTTAATTAGTTGTTTTTTAATATTGTCTCGTATAACCTTGTCGTTAGTCTTTGTAAACTCTCTGTAGTTATTACTCCTTACAGTATTGTCGTCAGCCCATCTATTATTGTGCCTAATACTGTTAATGTGCTCACGTGACACACCAAATAAGTTGGCTATGTCAACATCTTTTATATCCTTAAACTTAAATAATTCACGGATAACCTCAACTCTCTCGTGGGTTAGTTTGTAAGCTCCTCCTTTACTTGTCTCATTCATACTTGTTTTTTTTTAGTGTTTTATTTTATAATAAATATAAGGTAAAACATTTTTTTAACAAGAGTGCATAAAAAAAAGTAGAGGGTCTGGACGAATGACAAACGGTGTTAGAATGTAAAATGGGAGAAAACACACCGTAATTAAACTAAATAACTTAAAAAAAAACGACCCTCTACTTTATATAAATATAATATAAACGTATATTTATCTTAAGAAAAGGGTATATGATGAAAATATGTAAAACTTGTGGTGTTGAAAAACCTTTAGATGAGTACCATAGGAATAAAAACTATCTTGACGGTCGTGTAAAAGAATGTAAAGACTGTAGAAATACTAAACTAAAAGCTCAAAAAGAATTAAGAGGTAAAGTTAGTCAGTTAGAAATGTATGAGGACGAGTGGGTCGTTGAGGAAACAGAAAAGGTTTTGACTATATTAGGTTATGAGTTATATAACCCTGACAATACTGTTTACAAGCAGTTTAAGACACGTTTAGCAAAAAAGGGTAAGTATATTAACGACTAACGTTAAAGTCTCTTAAAACCCCTTATTTTTTGTCCTTGTATTTTTGGTAACAAATAGCAAAAGCTTGAGCAGTCTTATACTCATCTTTTATTTGTTTGTAACAACGAGTAATATATTGTTGTTGAGTCTCGTTACTCTTAGGTGCTGGTATAGGCATTACCTTTTATATTTAGACATTAAATCAACTAACGCTTGTGAGCCTATATATGCAACAGCAATATACGTCCAGTCAGCTGAGTTTATATTACCAACAAATGACAATATTGTAGCAATAAAAAACACTAATAGTTTCCTACTTGCCCACTTACCTAAAAACTTATCTATTTTACCCATGTTATTTTTCTTTATTTTTTAATCGGTCATAAATCCTTATGATGTTTATAATTAACCCCGTTATTAAAATTAATATGGTTAATTCTGCTTGAAACTTCATAAGGTATGCAAATACCCCACCTATGGTTAACGTATTACCAAATAATTCTTTAATTTCCATTAGTCACAACAATATAAATCACTTGAGGGGTCAATATAACCCTTAATACCTTTAGGAGGTAACTTACGTGGCATACTATTACTAATATGGATACCTGCAAAATAATTCTCTTTACTAGGTGGCATACCGTCCGTTGAGCTATAACTGTAATACTCAGGAAAGTCATTAGGGTTATTTTTAATATAATCCATTAGACGTTGAGCATAAAACTCAAATCTGTCTTGTGTAATACTACGTAGGTATTTCATCTCACTAGCAGACACCGCTGACCCACCCTCGGTGTTACCAACAACAATAGTCTTATTCATTATACGTGCCCATATCTCAGGGATACACTCATAATAACTACGTTGAATTAAATACGGCTGTATATAGTCTTGTAACAAGGTTGTCTCTGCACTACTTAAGGTATTACCTTGTGCCTTACTCTTAATAAGGTTTAGGTATTTCGTACCAAGAATATTCTGCAAACCGATATCGGTGGCTACTTGTATGTTGCTTAACAAAAGTGCCTCGTCAACGTTTTCATTTATATTCGTGAATGCTTTAATTTTCTCTGCCGAAACTAATAATATCCCTGCCATTATACTTGTGTGTCATTTATAGGTTTATCGTCAAACAACTCATTCTGTACGTTCTCTATCTCATAGGCTTTTTTGTCCTTATAAAATAAAACCTTTGTAAACTCCTTGTTTAATTTTTGTTGTATAGGTTGTATAAGTGTTGCTAAAAAGTGCTCGTAAGCATCTCTTAACTCGTCCTTAGACCCTAACCCTTGTACGGTCTTAATACCTAAAAGTGTAGGGTTACTTATACGTACCGCTGTTAATATGGTTTGGTTTACCATCTCATTTAACTGTATAAACATATCTGCCGTTGCTCCATTAGCAAATGGTGTAATGGTTGGTTCATGCTCCTTGTCCTCTGAAAAGGTTACGATAATACTACCAGCTTGATTTGTTGAGGTGTACTTTTCCTCTAAGTGACGGTAGACTGCCTCACGTTCCTCCTCTGAAGGTATACCGTTATTCATACTAAACACCGCACCACTATGGTAACCGTTTTGTAAGTTACGTAAGTGATAGTTTTTAATCTCTACGTCAATCTCAGCAGCATATCTAGCACCTATCCAACTGTTTACGGGATAGTAAAACTGACTCGGTTGGTAAGTCTTATAATAATATATTTGTGATGGAGTCTCGTTGGTTAAGTCAAAAGCAGGTAAGGTAACAGGTTTGTACTTACGTACATTAGTCCAGTCACTACTAAAGTAAAACTCTTTAATACGGTCCATGTCGTCAGCTTTACCCGCTCTAATCTTACTTATATCCATATGGTAAAACTCACTAATACCCTCACCGTCTCTACGTAAAAGAGTGTTAAAAGTAATACCGTTGTGTATGATAAAGTCAGTTACTGATTTTTTATAAATGTCATAAACACTCTCAGTAGAGTTTGCCATTACTAAGTCAGCACTTACACCGTCTATTAAAAGGTCACGTCCTATAACACCGTCTATTACGCTGTTTAGGGCTGACCTTAGGATACTACTATAGTTGTATAAATCTATACTGTGACTAGGCCACAAATTGTCGTCACCCCAGTAAATCCAGTCCTTATTATTCTTTACCTCCTCAAAGTGGGGTAACTCTGCTGCCTTAAACTCTAAAGATTTTACATCTATACTCATACTACTAAATATAATTTTTTACTTACTTTCACTTATTTTATATGGTTTGATAGTTCAAAAACTCTTTCATAATACCAAGTTTCCCACCTAATCCATCATCTACAATTCTTAATCTATAAAAAGAATATCCATTATTTGTAGGATTCAAACTACCCGCCGCAGAATAAATTGTATTAACATTTCCGTCCAAGTTCATAGTAGTAATTGTGTAAGAGCCGTCATTATAAACAAAAAACTCGTATTCACCACCCATTCTAGCATTATCTAATTGAACCGATGTAAGATTACCCGTAATAGTAAAACTAAATAAATTACCCGTTGATAAATCAACATTTATTGCTCCACTAACATTACCACCTTGTCTCCATTCGGTAGAATTACCTTGATAAGTGTGAATATTGTCTGTATGTAATGTATAGTCGTAAAGGGTTGTTCTACCCGATGAAGCAATAAGTGCCGTACCATCGTGTTTTATAGTACCATTAACAACAGCCATACCAGCATTATAGTATTTAGCTGAACCGTCTCCGTCAAAGGTTAGTCCGTTATACGCTAACGCCGCTTTCTGATTACCACTATCTCCGTTGGTTACGTTTAGTTGATAACCACCACCAGCAAAAGAGAACCTTGTAGAACCCCACCCGCCAGACTCAACAGCAATACCCGCTGACTTATATCCGCTTAATTGAAATCCTTGTGAGGCAATAATTGCTCCGTGTTCTCCTCCTTGTATTTGTGAGCCTTGTGATGCAATAATGGCACCATAACTACCACCCGTTGATACTCCACCTTTAGAGGCAATTAACGTATTATATTGTCCTCCGTTAATAGTTGGTTGGTCTGAGTCTGAATTCTGCTCACAACCAATAATGGTGTTCATTTGTCCGCTTGTAATATTACCACCCCTTGAGGCAATAATTGCGGCATTATCTATACCACCTACTCTAATATGAGTTTGTGGTGATGATGACCCACACGCAATAACTGCGTAGGTCTGTTGATTTGATGTAATGGTATAAGTACCACCACTATGATTTGAGAATAAAGAACCATAAGTTCTTTTACTCGTTGTTGTATTACCTGAATTAACTACGGCAACTAGTTCATTCAAGTTCCATAGTTCTTGAGCTAATGGTAATTCACTTATTTTAACATTTGCCATAATTTATTTTTTTATATTATTATTTTATTCTTGGTCTATATTATCACTACCTTCAGTTAATATACCGTCACCACCCTCAGTTAATATATGTTCTGCAGGTACGACAGCAAAGTAACCCCATGCGTCTTTAGACCAGTTGGCCGATGGGCTCCATTCATAAGATGACCCCGTGTTTGGATACTTAAATGTTGCTGTCGGGTCACTCTCTATTTCTACACCCTCGTAGTAATATCTTACATACATTACCCCTTCTTCTAATATACTATCATAACTAACTATTTCAAGGGTAATCTTATCTACTGGTCCGTTGGTATTAGTCCATGTTTGTGCCTCGGTATAACTAAACGGTATATTTAATAACTCTAAAGTGTAAATATCACCAGGCGTTGTTGGTGGTGTAGGGAATGTAATAGTATCATAAACCCACAACCTACTAAATGCTGAGGTATTAGCACTTGTAGTACCCGTGCCTGTTGTAGTACTAGGGTCAGTCCATCTATAATCTATTGTCAATCCACTACTAATAAATGCACTATCTACCTCAACACTAAACGTTGTTATACCATTAACTATCGGTGACGGTGATGGTGTAGGAGTTGGTGTTGTTGTAATAGATGGTGTAGGGGTTACGGTTGTTGATGGAGTTACGGTTACTGATGGAGTTGGTGATGGTGTAGGGCTCACAGTACATATGGTATTACCCGTTACTTGAGATATAACACGGTTTAACGGTGTATTGGTATCCTTGCTCCATAACGTTGAAGATGTGCTCGTAGAACCGTCTATATTGTGTTCGGTTACATCAACAAACCAACGGTCGGGTACAAAGGACGGTCTAAAGTTATTAAAGGTTACACCACTATATCCTCCGTCTGTGTAATTATACCCCTTACTAATAACATCGTCTTGGTCGTAATATAACTTAAAGCCAGACCATGTTGCCCCCGTTGTTATTTCAATAAAGAACGTATCACCCGACACTTGTAGGTATGTACTCTCACAACCCGTTTGGTTATATAAGTTATTGTCAAACTCTCTAATAACACCCGTACCTAAATCTTTGTAATACGTTGACGGGTAGGCTACAGACCAGTTATAAGAACCCGTTTCGATATTAGTTAAATCAAAACCATAAGACACTAACGTCCTCTCGTCATTTGTACCCTCACCGTAATATATAAAGTTGTCATTATCCTCATTACTACTAATAAAGGTCTCGTAAGGTGACGGTATGGTCTCGTCCTCAACCTCAGCTCTACCCTCCTCTAATTTGTCAAAGGCATATTTAGGGTCTGTACTCCCCGTAGTAAAACACTCAT